GAAAAATATTAGATATTGAGACATTTATACATAAGAAAGTTGACTTAAAACTATGAAAACCTTATCGCTTTCAGAAGACCAAATTAAACTTCTTGCGGATGCTCTTTGGATGCGCCAAAGATGTTTTGTTGCTGGAGACAAAAGATTTAAAGAATACGGAGAAATGTTAGACACACTCCTTGAAGATATGGATTATGTTCCCAATAGATCTTGAAATGATTACATCAGAAACACCATATAAACTGGCAGCGATTATTAGAGATACCTGGCCAAACATTTACAGACCGGCAAAAGAAACCTATAATACAAAAAACAATAAGAAGAAAAAGAATGTATGATTATTGGGTGGTGATAGATAAAACCACAGGTAGAGTAATTGCTCATTGCGGTGAAGAAAATGATGCACTTGCAATGATTGGTTTTGATCCAGACAAAAGAATTTATCGAAAGCAAAAGTTCATTATGGATCAAGTAATTACAGTTACATCAACAACAGATAAACAACTTCCTGGACAACAGGGATTGCCTGCTGCAAAAGAAGAACTTCCACCCATAGAACTTCAGCAGCAAGTATGGTTACCTGAAGGACAAGGAGTTCCATTTAACGCTAAATAACTTTCAGTTTTATAAAGAATTATGAAGTTTACGGTTTATTCAAAAGATGGTTGCCCATATTGCACAAAAGTTCAACAGGTGCTAGAGTTGGCACAACTACAACATGTAGTTTATAAATTGAATAATGATTTTACTCGCGAAGAATTCTATGCAGAATTTGGAAATGGTTCTACATTTCCTCAAGTAATCGTTGATGATAAGCACATTGGTGGTTGCTCTGATACAGTTCAATATCTACAGGAGCAAAAACTAGTTTAATGGATAATAATCTTTACGAAGTTTGTAACGACGTAGAAAAAGCAATTGATTATGCTTTCAATGGGCAATTTGTTTTAAGTTTTTATGACTATCTAAAAGTTCGTGGAACAAAAAGAGTGGAGGTTGAACAGTTTATTGAAAGTTCTACTGCAAATGAAATTAACAATCTTGTAATGGACTTGGACGATTATCTTGAAGGTGGATCAGATGAAATTCATAAACAACTTCGCGAGGGATATGGACATATTCCAAAACCACAAGCGAGAAAAATAAGAAATTACCTATATGGTATTCTTGAAGATGCTTGGAGATACAATCATGACAAAAGGCCAGGAAGGAGAAAAAAGCAAACTAAATAAAAATGAACTCCAAATCAATCGGGGTGTTGAACTATTATTACGCAATAGGAGAAGAAGATCAGAAAAACCAAAAACTTTTCAAGTGAAGTTTGGTAAAATGATCTCTCTTTTTCGTAGAGAGTTTCATTTCTTTATTGATTTTCACTTTGATATTAGGAAAAAATAAACTCTCTGGAGAAAAAAATGGAACTATCAATCATTTTGACTTTTTCAATTTTATTTTGCGTAATGTTCCTTTTCATTGGTCTTATTGGTGGGTGGATATTTAAACAATATCAAGTAGAAAGAATTTATGGAATTCAAAATATTCATCCAGAATTTCTTGATAGTAACGGAAATATAATCCCTGATGAAGTATTAGCTGTTCGTTTTGAAGAAGGATTTTTTGAAGATGAATACTATGATGAAGATCTTGATGAAGATTGATAAATAAAAAAAATTCTGATATAATAAGTCTGACTTGCATTAAAAAAAAATTATGACTACAACAAAACTAAAATCCACGAATACAATTGAAGTTTTACCTACAAATCCATTTATTTTTGAAGTTTTGAATTTGGCATCTAAACAGAAATCAAATGCAAAAAAAGTAGAAGTATTGCAAAAATATGAAGATCCTTCTATAAAAACTGTTTTGATTTGGAATTTTGACGAATCTATAATTTCTCTCCTTCCTATAGGTGAAGTTCCTTATGCTAGTACTGGAGAGCAAACTTCTTATAGTGGAACTTTGAGTGGAAAGATTGAAGACGCAGTATCTAAAATGCAGGAATTGGATACTAATTCTCTGGGTTCAATGGATCAAGGAAAATCTTCAATCAGAAAAGAATATCACATGTTTTATAATTTTGTGAAAGGTGGGAATGATGATCTAAGTTCTCTTCGTAGAGAAACTATGTTCATTAATATTCTTCAAGGACTGCATCCTCTTGAGGCAGAAATTCTTTGTCTTGTAAAAGATAAAAAACTACAAACTAAATATAAAATAACTCTTGAAAATGTAAAAGAGGCATACCCTGACATTCGATGGGGTGGTCGTTCATGAGTGTAGCAGTAGGAGAAAAGAAAAAAATGGCAGAAAATAAAAGTAAAATTAATAAAGTTCTGCCTCATGAGTATGGATGTGAAATCGTTTTAGAAAAAACAACAATTGAAAATGCAAAAGATTCTTCACTTCCTAATGATGCATATTTGATTTGGTATATTGTTGATGATGAAGAACATGTTGATCTTACAAGAGGTCCAAAAAGAGTAAATCTTTTTGATATGTATTATGATAAGTATGGTCCAGGAGCAGTTCAAAAAATTGATTTTGGATATGGACGAACTAATCCTAAATTGTGGGGATATAAACAACCTGAGAAAAAGAAAAGAAAATGAGTGATGGTTTTAGTGTAGAAAAAATAGAAGTTCAAATTTACAAAGACGAAGTAAAAAAACTTCTTAAACAATATAAAAAAATTAAAAAATATCAAAGATCTTCTATTTTTGAAGTGAAGACTATGGATGGAACAGAAACCTACATCAGTCAATTGACTAAAGAAATACAGGAGAATCCATAGTCGATGGGAAAGCATTATCTACTTAATTTGTACGGATGCTCGTTTGTCCTTTTGGACGACGAGCGTTGTCTTATAGACTTACTAGAAAACGCAGCAACAGCAAGCGGTGCTACTGTGGTTCAAACGATTTCAAAAAAGTTTGAACCTCAAGGAGTAACAGTTATTTGTCTACTATCAGAGAGTCATATTAGTATTCACACATGGCCGGAGGAAGGTAAAGCAGCGGTGGACGTTTATACTTGTGGTGACTGTAATCCTAAAATTGGTTGTGATATTATCATTCAACAACTTTATGCTCAAAACCACACACTAAGTTATATTGAGCGTTAACTAAATACACTATATCTGGAGAAGTATATGCTCTCTACTCAATACCGTCTTCGCCTTGAAGCAATCTGCGAGAGAATTGTAAGGGGCGAATCTGTAGAGTTAAGTGAAATGATCTGGGCAGAAAAACTAGCAAAAGCAAATCGCTCTGCTGCGACAATGCTAAGGCAAGCAAGACGCCGTGCTGCTAATCCAAATATGCAAGAGGATAGTTTGGATGGATTTATGAATGCATTGGATTTGGGTGATCCTGATCCTTCTAATCATAGAACCGGATTTGATAGTGTTGATGATATAATTGATTTCTTTACTGGAGATAAACCAGACGACTGGAGACAGAGAGATTAAATTGTATCAAAAAATACAAAAAATATCTGATATATAAATCACGTTCATCCTATGGGACGGAAGTAGGGAAACCGAAGGAACGCACTTTACATGCAGTAAAGGAGCAAACCTAATGTCTAAAGTAGTATATCGCGGCGTTGAATACGATACGCAAAAGCGTCTGGAGTATCAACAGCAAATGATGCAGCAACCTCAACAGTACAACGAAACCTATCGTGGTGTTAAGTTTACTAAGGAGGGACATAAGTGATGAAGAAACTCAATGTACTTCAACTCATTAAAGAGCAAAAGCAGAAAGAGCAACGTCGTCACCAAGCACTGTTAGTAAATGCAGGAGCAGCAAAATGATTGCTACGATTGCATCTATTACAGGTGCGTCGGTGGCATTTATATATTTGATTTATATTGAAATTTTACTTTTGAGTAAGTAATATAATTTACGAGGAGTGCTTGACACTCCTCTTTTTTTTGACTATAATTACCTTTGTGAGGTTTAATCAAGATGGATAAAGAAAAGATTAAGTTAATCATCAGAAACCTTGAATCTCTTGTTGATTGTCTGAAGTCAGAAGTATATTCTGATGTAGATGCATATAAACCAGAGATTCGGTATGAAGAAATAGCACCTTACATTGATGATTATGATGAGGTGTTCTATGATGAGAGTGATGAACTAGCAGATTTAATGAGAGTAAATCAAAAATACAAACTTACAAACGATGATGATGGAGACGGACTGTGAGACCTATTAAAGCAAAAGACCTTCTTGAGATGGATAAAAATCTTGAAGTAGTAATGCTTCAGTGCTATCCACTTCCGGAACAAGTAATTTATCAAGCAGGAAAATGTGACTATTCAGAAACACCAATTCACAGTCAAAAAATTCCTAAACCAAGTGAATGTGGAGAGTGGGTTGTTGAACGTCTTTTAAGCAACGAGAAAGGACACTGGGGACCTCTAGAACATCCTTCAATTACTTTTTCGGTATCTGGGTATGTTCACAACGTTGCAATGCAAGCAAGGACTCATAGAGTAGGTGTTAGTTTTGATGTTCAATCACAACGATACACTGGAAAAAGAGTCATTAAGGTTGCTAATGGAGAACTAAAACCAGAACATGTATTTTATGTTCGTCCACCAGGATTTTATACTAATCGTTATGGTAAAAAGTATGATTGGACAGAAGATGATTATGTAGATGAACTCAACTGGATTGTAGAAGGATGTAAGCGTTATGCAGTAAAATATGAAAAAGGAATGTGTGAAGAACATATTCGTGACTATCTTGCACAGGCAATTCGTCAAAACTTTGTAGTTTCTTTTAATCTTCGTTCAGTTTTACATCTTTTGGATTTGAGAGCAAAAATGGATGCTCAATTAGAAATTCAAGCACTTTGTGAACAAATTGCACCTCAACTTGAGAAGTGGGCTCCACATGTTTGGAAGTATTATGAAGAGAAACGTCTTCATAAAGCAAGACTTTCTCCCTGAGGTTTTATGAAGAGTTGGTGTGTAAAAGACCATCTTACAAGACATGTATTTAAAGTCTTATTATCGGAAGAAGATTTTCAAAAGTTTCTTAAAGAAAATCCAGATATGGATGAATGTATTGATTGTGTAGAGTGCGATGATGCACCATCCATTACCATTGAATAAATACTCTCATATAAAATGGAGGAAACAATTTGGCAACATATCCTGTTTATAATAAAGAAACTGGTGAACAAAAAGAAGTTACAATGAGTGTTCATGATTGGGACCAGTGGAAAAAAGATAATCCAGAATGGGATAGAGATTGGAGTGATCCTTCAACATGTCCTAATTCTGGAGAAGTTGGAGAAATCTATGATAGACTGAAAAAGTCTCATCCAGGGTGGAACCAAATCTTACATAAAGCTTCAAAAGCACCAGGTTCAAAAGTAAAACCAATCTGATTTTATATGGCAAGAAAAAGAACGAACGATCAACCAATTGGTGTTGGACTTACTGCTAAACAAATGAAGCGTAAGAAACCAATCAGTGCTGATTTAATGAGAGACATTGATCCTCTCACTGATAATCAAAAACTACTTTACACGGCATACGAAGATCATAAAAATATTGTTGCTTATGGTGCTGCTGGTACAGGTAAAACCTTTATCACACTCTACAATGCTCTTCAAGATGTTTTAGATGAAAGAAGTCCTTACGAAAAAATCTACATCGTAAGATCTCTTGTTGCTACTCGTGAAATTGGTTTCCTTCCTGGTGATCATGAAGACAAGTCCTCACTTTATCAAATTCCTTACAAGAATATGGTAAAGTATATGTTCCAAATGCCAGATGATGCATCCTTTGAAATGCTCTATGGTAATTTGAAACTACAAGGAACAATTAGTTTTTGGAGCACTTCTTTTATTCGTGGAACCACTTTAGATAATGCAATCATCATCGTTGATGAATTTCAGAATCTGTCTGGACATGAATTAGATTCAATTATTACTCGGGTTGGTGAAAATAGCAAGATTATGTTCTGTGGTGATGCTACACAATCAGATTTGATTAAAACAAATGAAAGAAATGGTATTATTGACTTTATGAAAATTTTAAGAATAATGCCTTCTTTTGATATTATTGAATTTGGAATTGAGGATGTATGCCGCAGTGGATTAGTTAAAGAGTACCTAATTGCAAAACATCAACTTGGAATGTAAAAACAGTTCATGAAAGTTATGGTTTATATAAATAATTATAACTTTCATGAACTATAATGTACAAAATTTATTTAATTACTAATCTTATAAATTCAAAAAAATATATTGGTATAACAAAGTATTCTCTTGAAGAAAGATTCTCACAGCATATTAAAAGAGGATTTTTATTAACTGAAGCAATTAAAAAGTATGGAAAAGAAAAATTTTCTATTGAATTGATTGAAGAGGTTGAAAGTGCTGAAAGAGTGTATGAACTTGAAATATTTTATATTAAAAAGTATGATACTAAAGCACCTAATGGATATAATTTAACTGATGGTGGAGATGGAATTTTTGGATGGCAACCTTCTGATGAATACCGACAAGAATGTTCCGAAAGAGTAAAAGAACTTCATAAAAATAAAAAAGTTGGTATGTATGGTAGAAAACATAATGAAGAAACTAAAAGAAAAATGAGTGAAGCATCTAAAGGAAATAAAAATTGTTTAGGAAGAGTTCTTTCAGAAGAAACAAAACTTAAAATTTCATCATCACATAAAGGTAAAGTTTTGAGTGAATCTACAAAAAATAAAATAAGTGAAAACCATTATGATATTTCTGGAGAAAAAAATCCTATGTATGGAAAAAAACATTCTCCCGAAACAATTGAAAAGATTAGACAAAAAGCATTACAAAGGAAAAACGAATGACATTTATTCATCATAATTACCTAGGTGACCTTGAACTAGATTGCAAAACAACAGAAAGCATTCGCTTGTACAATCTCCCTGATGGTCAGTGGGTGCCTTCTATTACATCTGTAACTTCTTTCTATAATCGACAGGTCTTTGTTGAATGGAGAAAGAGGGTTGGTGAAGAAAAGGCAAATGCAATCACAAAAAAAGCAACTGCAAGAGGAACTGACTTTCACCAAGTTTGTCAAGACTACTTGGAAAATAAAGAACTTGTTTGGGATGATTATCAACCCATGACAAAGTTTATGTACATTCATGCTAAACCTTATCTTGATAAGATAAATAATATTCATGCCATTGAAAGAACTCTCTATTCTGAATACCTAGGACTTGCTGGACGAGTTGATTGTATTGCAGAATATGAAGGAGAGTTGGCAGTCATTGACTTCAAGACTTCAGAAAAAATCAAACCAGAAAAATGGATTGAGAATTACTTCGTTCAGGAGACATTCTACGCCGCTGCATATTACGAACTTACTGGTCAGGTTGTTAAAAAACTCATTACCCTAATGGTTACTCCCGGTGGGGAAGTGAAAGTATTTGACAAAAGGAACAAAGGGGATTATATTAAACTACTAGTTCGTTATATCAAAGAATTTGTACATCACAATACTAGGTCAGATGGAGAATGAATTAGAGAAAGCATTAGAGAATAAGTTTTTTTGTCCATCACGTTTTGCTCAAGAGATTGAAAATCTTGTTCAGGTAAACGTTGAGATGAATTATATTGATGCGATTATCTATTTCTGTGAACAAAACAACATTGATTTGGAATCAGTTCCAAAACTTATCTCAAAACCTTTGAAAGAAAAGATTAAGTATGAGGCAATGGAACTGAACTTTCTAAAGAAAACTTCCCGTGCTAAATTAATTTTTTAATGATGCCGTTCGATGCGTACCGTGAATACCTTGCTCTAAAAAATCATTTTACAAAAGATAGTTACGATTATTTTAAGTATAATAAAAAAGTAAGAGCAACAGTTCAGTCCTTCTATAAACGTAAGGACAGAATGTGGTTTGAAAAAATTTCTAGACAAAAATCAGATAAAGAAGTAATTGATTTTTTCGTTGCTAACTTTGCCTCTTGTCCTGATCCAGAAACACTTTGGATTGGTGAAATGATCAAAGAAGGTGAAGAAAGATATCAGAACTGGCAGAAGAAAATTCAGTCTCTTTCTTATGTCTTTAAAGAAGAAAGTCAATCTTTATTTGATGAAAATAAATTTGAGGATGTCTTTAAGTGTTCAACTGGACATCCTATTTTACTTAAAAAGTTTTTAAGTGGTAAAATATCACTAGAAACAATGGTTCTCTTTGACAAGATTTTTGCATACTCAAATAACTTCGATAAGAAATTACAAGACCCGGTGTGGCAAACCGTCAGTCGTCGAATTAAAAAATATAATCCATTTCTAAATATTGATGTATTCAGTTTTCGTAAAATCTTGAAAAAAATTATTCTGGAGGATCAATGAGTTTCTTCAATTCCGAAGTTGTCCGTGCAGAGATGACTAAAATTGCAGAACTTCAAGAACAAATTTATGGGAACATTTTTAAGTTTTCTACAATGTCTAAACAAGAAAAACTTAATCATGTTAAACTTCTTGAAACTCTTCTAGATAAACAAAAAGTTCTTTATACGAGAATGAGTTTATCTGATGATCCTGAAGCAAAAGAAATGAAAGAACGTATTGTTAGTTCTGCAATTATGATGGGTATGCCCCCTGGTACTGACATGAATATTATTCTTAATAATATGTCACACATGCTTGAGTCCATGAAGCAGCAGATTGACAAAACAAGTTCTGACCTGTAGAATACGAGGGTCCAATGGACTTGGTGGTTTCTTCTAGAAAAACTTATAAACACGGGCTTGACATCCCTTTCTATTCCAAGTAGAATAAAGTTGTCTCAAATGCCAAATCCAATTAACAAAAAGGTAATCTAATGTCATTCGAAAATCTCAAAAAACAATCCAAACTGGGTTCTCTCACTTCCAAACTGGTAAAGGAAGTAGAGAAGATGAGTACAACTTCTGGCGGTGCCGATGAGCGTCTCTGGAAACCTGAGATGGATAAAACTGGTAACGGTTTCGCAGTTATCCGTTTCCTCCCTGCCCCTGAAGGCGAAGAACTTCCCTGGGCAAAGATGTATTCCCACGCATTCCAAGGTCCTGGTGGTTGGTACATTGAAAACTCTTTGACCACTATTGGACAAAAAGATCCACTGGGCGAACATAACCGTGAACTGTGGAACAGTGGTTCTGAAACAAACAAAGAAACTGTTCGCAAACAAAAGCGTAAACTGTCTTATTATAGCAATATCTACATTGTAAAGGATCCTGTAAATCCTGCAAACGAAGGTAAAGTCTTCCTCTTTAAGTATGGTAAGAAGATCTTTGATAAGATCATGGAAGCAATGCAACCTGAATTTGAAGATGAGACTCCTATCAATCCCTTTGACTTCTGGCAAGGTGCTAATTTCAAACTCAAAATCGTAAAGAAAGATGGGTATTGGAACTACGACAAATCTGAATTTGGTTCTGCTGAACCACTACTGGATGATGACGATGCTCTGGAAGCCATCTGGAAGAAAGAGTATTCTCTGACTGCAATCACTGCTCCAGATCAGTTCAAGTCCTATGAAGATCTTGAACGTCGTATGAATATGGTTCTGGGTATTAAGAACTCTTCTCCTGCTCGTTCTCGTGCAGTGGTTGAGCAAGAAGATGATCTTGAAGAGTTTACACAAACTCCTACAGTTCAAGATCGTGTGGTAGAAGAACTGGAACAGTCTTATGCTCGTTCTAAGTCTCCTTCACTTCCTACAATCAGTTCTGTTGATGATGACGAAGATGATGCTCTCTCTTACTTCCAGCGTCTTGCTGAAGATTGATTATTGATATAATCTAATATTATCTCCTTTCTTCAAGGTGGTGCTCTCATACTGAGCACCACCTTTTTTGTATTTCATCAACTCTTCCATATCATTAAAGACTACATTCAAATATCTTGCCTTAAGAACGAAGATATTCCTTTTATCATCTTCAATCTTTTGTTCATATTGATAGTTTGTGATTGGTACTGTAAAGTTTCTTACAGTAACTTTTCTTTCTAGTCCATCATCATAGTAACTTGTAGAGAAGTTTGAAGGAACTCTTAATCCTGCAGGAATAATGGTAATTCCATTTGAGTTTACCACTGATGTAGTTTCGTAATGATGAACTGCATTTACATTTTGATATGAACCATACTTTTCTAATAGAAAATTATCAAAACCAGATTGTGGTAATGGCCATTCTGTTTGAATATTTACTATATTGTTAGAAAGTAAAACAACCCAATCTAATGTTTCATCCTCATAAAAATTATATGCAACATTATCTGGTCTTTCATCACCAGTTATCTTATATTTGGTGAAAAAACTTAAGTTGCCAAAAAGATCTTCTCTTAACTTTCCTCTTTTAAAAAGATTTTTTACAGTCTGATAGTCGGAGATACTTTGAGAATCTGGAGTTCTATTAACGTATTGAAAGTCTGGGACTTGACGAAAATAACTTGTCATATTAGTAACCTATTTCTGTTTCTGAAAGATCGTTATAATCTTCTTCATAAATTGGATCAACTTCACTAAATCTTAAAGTTATTTGATATGATGTCATTGTTCCATCAGAAAATGTCATATAGGTTCCATCTGGAGTATAATCAACATCGCAACTAAGGAGAGCACAAGTTTTTATTTTATTTAATGATGTACTACTTTTTCCTATGTAGGATATATCAAATAAATTTGGTGCTTTTAAGAAAATGTTAGATGGAGCAGTTTTTACTGACATTCCTTGTTTAAAAAATCTAATAATTCTTTTAACATTATTTGCTTCTGGTTCACTTCTTGGAGATAGTCTAAATGTAAAGTTAAAAGGCCTCAGCGTTGGTCCATTGAATAGTAACTCTAAATTTGGATTTATAATGGCACCAGTTGCTCTTGAAAGTAATCCTTGTGTACCAACTGCTTCTTGTGCAAGATAAAGTTTTATTGCATTTTTAAAATCTGCTGTGTCTGCTATTGTTTTTAAATCTTGCTGCACTCTTCCCATTAAGTCAGATAACATACCAGTAAGTCCTTCTCTACTATTCATTCCTCCTAGTGATAATGATGCTAAATATGCGTCAGGTCCGCTTAAATTTGGTCCTCCCCATTCAACTCCATTGCTATCCGTAATAGATGGTTGAATTGGAAGAGTAACCGATCCTTTTAATTTTGTGAGTCTTCTTTTTCCCGGTTTAAATGTTGATATATTATCCTTAGTTATTCCCCCTTCACCTCCTAATTCTCTTCCATCATATTTGAACATTGTAAATTTTATATAATCTTGATCATCAGAACGATCTAAAGGATATGTAAGATCTTTATCTGCACCATAGTTGGATCTAGTCTTATTACTTGCAACTTCTCCATTTATTGAAAGTGATTGAATATCTTTTGGATCTGTCGCTGGTGGAGTATCTGAAGGTGCACCTGTCTCAGAAGGAGAAGAAGTGTTCACTGCCCCAGGAATTCCTAAAGTTTTTGCTGTTTGTGGAGATCCATTCGTATTAAATTGATTTAATCTTCCGCTATTTAATGTATCTGTTGATGTTGTAGTTGAATAAAATGCTGTTAATACTTTTTGTTTATCGCCACTGTAAGCACTATTAATTTGTGGATTATTATCTGCTAAGTATTCAAAAACATCAATACTACCTTTTGATTGCCAAGGCGTATATTTTCCATCTGGATTTTTTTTTGATTCTAAGTATATTGTATCTAGATTTGTGACAACTTGAATACCTCCAACACCTGTAGCATATGGTGACCATTTTGAATTTCCAGTATCCAAATCAGTTTGAACTCTTCCTTTTACTGGAATTCCTCCAATTTTAATAGTAAGATCTGCTGTTTTATTATTTGCCATCAGTTATCCTCCTCAACCACAGAAGGATTAGTCATCTCAATTTTTTGTAGAGTATGAGACATTTATAGGTGTTTTTTATTTATTTAGTTCTAAATTTTGCATATGAAAGAGAACGAAGATAATCAATCTCATTCTTTTTAATCTCTAATAGTTTACTATTAACTTCAAACCAAGTATAATTTCTTACTGTTCCCCAATGAAAATTGAGTCCAGTAAACCCCCATTTTTCTATTGAAAGTGTTGCGATTAAAGGAAATTCATCATATCTTAACCCTTTTGTTTTTGCTGAGTATATGAAGGTATAATATTTTCCAACATCAGGAACGAAGTCTCCCTCGCGAAAGACTTCCATGATAGTCATCATACTATCATCTGGTTTTGTATACTTATATTCTTTTAGTTTTAACTTAAGTAA